AGGATTTAAATATGAAAATCCAACACAACCGTTTCAAGGAGCCAGTGGTGCAACCCACCCAGTTCTTGCAGAAGCGGTAACACAGTTTCAAGCACAGGCTTATAAAGAATTGCTGCCAGCAACTGGTCCAGTCCATACTCAGATTATGGGCCGACCTGATAGACAGAAAGAAGATCAATCTGTCAGAGTAAAGAACTTCATGAACTATCAGCTCATGGATGTGATGAAGGAGTATGAACCCGAGTTCGATCAAATGCTTTTTTATCTCCCTCTCGCCGGCTCTGCGTTTAAAAAAGTTTATTATGATGAACTTTTGGGCAGAGCCGTTTCAAAATTTGTTCCGGCAGATGATTTAGTTGTACCATACACTGCAACATCTTTAGAAGATGCAGAAGCAGTGATGCATACAATTAAAATTTCTGAAAACGATTTAAGAAAAAAACAGGTAGGAGGATTTTATAGAGATATAGACCTAAAACCTGGTTATGACGAAGAAACAGAAGTTAAGAAAAAAGAAAGAGAATTAGAAGGACTTAAAAAAACTCGAGATGAAGATGTTTTTACATTAATTGAATGTCATGTGAATTTAGACCTAGAAGGATTTGAAGACATGGACCCTGAATCTCAAGAGCCGACTGGAATTAAGCTGCCATACATTGTAACTGTAGAAATAGCTTCAAGAGAAGTTTTATCGATTCGAAGAAATTATCAAATTGCTGATCCGCAAAAAAATAAAATTGAATATTTTGTTCATTTTAAATTTTTACCGGGTCTAGGTTTTTACGGACTAGGTTTAATCCACATGATTGGTGGACTATCTAGAACTGCAACAACAGCGTTACGTCAACTATTGGACGCAGGTACATTAAGCAATTTACCTGCAGGGTTTAAGCAAAGAGGTATTCGTGTAAGAGACGAAGCTCAAGCAATACAACCTGGTGAATTTAGAGATGTTGATGCTCCTGGTGGAAACATCAGAGATGCATTTATGCCTCTCCCTTTCAAAGAGCCATCACAAACATTACTTCAGTTAATGGGTATTGTTGTACAGGCAGGGCAAAGATTTGCCGCCATAGCTGACATGCAGGTCGGAGACGGCAACCAACAGGCCGCTGTTGGAACGACCATAGCTCTGTTAGAGCGAGGCTCCAGAGTCATGTCAGCCATACATAAGAGATTGTATGTGGCGATGAAACAAGAATTTCAGTTACTAGCTGGAGTTTTTAAAACTTATTTACCACAAGAATATCCTTATGATGTTGTGGGAGCTAACAGAAATATTAAAGTTGCAGATTTTGATGACAAAGTAGATATTATTCCAATTGCAGATCCAAATATTTTTTCTCAAACACAAAGAATTACAATGGCACAGACAGAATTACAGCTTGCTATGGCAAATCCACAATTACATAATTTATATGAAGCATTTCATGATATGTATAGTGCGATCGGAGTGAAAGATATTGATAAGATTCTTCCACCACCACAGCCACCACAACCAATAGACCCTGCAGTTGAAAATATTTTAGCAATGTCTAATAAACCTTTCCAGGCTTTTAAAGGACAAGATCATTCAGCACATATTACAACGCATTTAAATTTTATGTCTACAAATTTAGCTAGAAATAATCCGGTTGTACTGGGGGCATTAGAAAAAAACATTTTTGAACACATTTCTATGATGGCACAAGAACAGTTAGAAGTAGAAATGAGAGAAGAAATTGCTCAATTGACGCAATTACAACAACAGTTGCAAGCAAACCCTATGATGCAGCAAAACCCACAAGTTCAGCAACAGTTGATGCAGATGTCTATGGCGTTAGAATCTAGAAAAGCGAAATTAATTGCAGAAATGATGCAGGAGTTCATGGAAGAGGAAAATAAAATCATGGGACAATTCGGAAATGACCCAATTGCTAAATTAAAAGCAAGAGAATTAGATTTAAGAGCTATGGACAATGAGGCAAAACGAGACCAAGACCAAGAGAGAATTAATATGGATAAATCTAAACAATTAATGGGTCAAGACCAATTTGACGAAAAATTAGAACAAAATGAAGAATTAGCTGAGCTTAGAGCTGAGACATCTTTGGTTAAACAAGAGATGGCTAATGATTTTAAATTGAAACAAGATAGATTCAAGCAAAGAGATGTTAAGATCTTGAAAGGTCCTAGAAGATAGTATACAATTAAACGAGGAGAAAATATGACAAAACAACCTACTGAGAAAAAACTACACACTAGTGGTAAAGAACTAGGAGTTGGCAAAGATGGTTATCAAACAGGTGGCATTAAGTTTAAAGCACCTTTGGGGCAACCAACTAAAAATAAAGTTAAAGGCCAAAAAGGAATGCTCGCTTCTAAAAGATCTGAAGTAAGCTGGTGGTAGTATGTGGTTTAGTGCTATTAAATTAGCTCTTAACGCTGGAACTCACATTTATAAGAAGCGTCAAGAGACAAAGATGGCTATGGCGGATGCTCAACATATGCATGCATCTAAGATGGCCCGAGGTGAGGAGCAATACCAGGGCAAACTTTTAGAAGCCCGGCAAAACGACTACAAGGACGAGGTCGTTTTAGCGATTCTCACACTGCCCATAATAATTTTGGCCTGGGGGGTCTGGTCGGACGATCCGGCCGCTATGACCAAGATAAAAGTGTTCTTTGAGCATTTCCAGGCGTTGCCGACATGGTTTACTAATTTATGGATACTTGTATGTGCGTCAATTTTTGGTATAAAGGGTACACAAATTTTTAGAAACGGAGGAAAAAAATAATGCCTAAGAAAAAAAGTAAATGGAAAAAGAGAATAAAAAAAGCACTTAAGCTTGCAGCTATAGGTGGAGCAGGTTATTTAGCTTCCAAAGCTTTAAGAAAACCAACTGTGGCTTTAGGTACTAAAGCACCAGATTTTGTGAAAGGAATTAAGCCTTATACACCTAAATCAGATATCATGACATTTCCAAATAAGGGTGTTGCAATTGGAGTTGACTATGAAGCAAGTCCTTTTGAAAGAAGTAGAGTTGCTCCATACATAAAAGGAATTGATAGAAGTCCAATTGACAGAAGACCTCCAAGTAGATGGGACACAGGTGCTTTTGACACTGGTGATATGTCAGGCGCGGGAGTTGCCGCAAAAAGTGGTGGACGAATTGTAAAAACTAAAAGTGGTGTCGGAATAGCTAAACGTGGTTTCGGCAGAGCATTAGGAAGAGGTAAAAAATAATGAGACAAAACGGAGTAAGATCAAATGTTAGATTTCCTTATTCTCAAGGAATGAAAAAAGGTGGCAGTGTAAAAAAACAAGGTTACACAGATAGAAAAGATGAATCTATTGCAATGAGAATTAAAAAGAAAAGAACTAAAAAAGAATTAAGAGCATCCGCGGATGAGTCTTATGGAAAATGGGGTTCTTCAGCTAAAAAATCTGGAAAAATAAATAAATAAGATGGGTGATATATCTAAAAGAGGCCAAGGAGCCGTTCGAGTTCGTAAGAACTTAGGTGGGACTGCTCGTAGAGACATGACTCATGGATATTACCAGCCAGACATGGGAATGCGTGGTGGTCAAATGTACCGTGGAGGCGGAGCCGTTAAAAAAAGAGGCAGCATGGGAGTTGCTTTAAAACAGGGCGGAAGAATTAGAAAACAAACAGGTGGACGAACTAATTTATTGGAAGAACTTGGTCGTGTTGAAGCTGAACCTTCAAATGCAAATAGAAGAGCTGAAATAAGCAGAGTTCATGGTGAATTAAACAGAGGTTATAAAACTGGTGGAAGAGTCGGTCTTAAAAAAGGCGGCTCAGCAAATTGGATTCAAGACGTCAATAAATCAATCAAAAAACGTGGAACTAAAGGAAAGTGTACACCTATTACTAAACCAGGTTGTACCGGAAGAGCAAAAGCTTTAGCCAAGACGTTTAAAAAGATGGCGAGAAAGAGAAAGGCCTAATTGCCGTTTAAATCAGAAAAACAAAGAAAATATCTCTGGAAGAAAGAACCGGCGATAGCTAGAAAGTGGACGAAAAAGTACGGAAGTAAACCCGTGAAAAAAGTAAAAAGGAGGAAAAAATAATGGAT